GTGTGTGCTACCCTGGTACCAATGTGACTCTCGCGCTCGGCAACAGCTCGGGTGGGATCAGCTTGTGGAGAATGCGTCGGTTATCCGATACATCAATTCCACAGGCAACGATCCTTTCCTTACGGCTGCCTGGATTGAGAGTTTGTGTAAGGGAATCCTGCATTGGGAGGGCAACGATGCCGCCCACCCGGGCCCTCACTTTCGCAAGTGAGGGCAATGCAGGCGAGGTTGGAGGGGCTTGAGGAAAGGCCGAGATCACGCGTGCCACTGCGGATCTCACTGCCCGACCTACACGGCCCATGGACGGAACACTGTTGTCATTGCTCGAAGGGGGCGCGCAGATCCCCATCAGGATGAAAGCCCTGTAGTGTAGCGCCTCGGCGTCTCTCACTAGGGTCTCCCAATTCCCGATGTTGGGAGGAACCTGAACGTCCCCTTTGAGCGGCGGGACCCAGACCCGCGTCGCCGGGATATCCATCAGAGCCATCTCCATAGGGAGAGGCTCAGATGGGTATGCCTGGTACGCGGAACCAAGTCCCGCTGCCAACAGTGCACCACCATCTCCAGAGGATATGGCCCTCTGAAATAAATTATCAGAGGCAAGTACGGAACAGGCCCTACGGGTCGCTAAGCCGGGCGACCCCCAGGGCAGTTCCGCGCCCCCAAGCGAACGGGGGGCGAATGCATCGATGCCGCTTTTCAATATCGACGTAGTTAGCGCCGGCATTGTGACTCCGAGTAGTCTGCGACATCTTTGCACCTTGGAAACACGTTCGGTGGCCGAAAGTGGCGCAACTGCAGCCGCCAAAGAGGGTCCGATCGTGTGCCATGGTGGAGTACCTGTGGACACCCTGAAGACCTTAGCGGGAATACACCCGCTAGGGGCAACATGGTGGACACGGGTCACTCTCACCTTCTCTGGAGCTCCTACCAAGGGAGGGAAGGGCTCCTGCTCAAAGGAATGCTGGAACTTCACGAAGAATGACTCCTCCGCGAAGACTCCAGAATCGCGGGACACGAACGACTTGGATCGGTTAAGTTGAAACCCAACCGATGCACAAGCCGCTGCGTATTCCGCGATCTGCGGTTTCGACATGATTAAAACCATGTCGTCACCGCATATCCTCACCTTCTGAAGTGCTTTTGTGAAACGGCCTCCACCTAAGGCCTTCCACGCGCAAAAGTAATTCAAGAGGTTGAGCAGGAACCACGTCAAGGGCCCGCCCATCAAGATCCCACGGGTGTTTACCCACGGCTCCTCGGAGTCGGAGTGTACCTCGTGTGGCCCCACTAGTGTTAGGAGTCGATCGACGGTTGAGCTGGGAAGATCCCAGCCGCCCCGTCCAAAGACCCCTTTCACTAACGAGGCCGCGGCGTCTTGATGGACGAAGTCTGTGGCATTGGAGAGGTCAGCCGAGTAAACCCGGTCGACATCTCTAAAGACACCCTTGACTACTTCCCTCACGGATTTCAGCTTCTGCCCGGACAGCACGGTCCGGACAGGAGGGAACTTGCCAAGCGCCCCGAAGGCGAGCTGCCGTGCATATTGGCCGAGGACCACCTCCCGAAGGGGGTGGGCCGTGACCACCCTGGTTTTAACACCAGGTTCAATGACGACAGCTCGACGGACGGGATGCTTGGAGGAGGGGTCAACCTCCTCGACCAAGGTGGCTAGCCGGTCGATGTCTTGAAGACAGGAGATCGCCGGAGTCCGAGCAAGCTCGTTCTCCGGCGGTCCGATGGCCCGGGCGCGATCGCCCGGACTTAGGTCCTCGATTTG